TCTTGCCGTTCCTAGCTGGGTAGGCTTTCCAGAAAAGGTCGAAAAAGGGGACCACGGTTCCCTCCCCCTGGACCCCCTCTTTCTTATCCCTGTCCTTGTCCTTATCCTTTTCCTTGTCCTTGGGGGCCTCTAAGCCCCCATTTAACGGGCCTCTAACGGGTATCAGAGAGAACAAACCAAGGCGAACCAGGGTAGCCTTCACGGACTCATGAAGACGGTTTTTAGGGTTAAAATCATCCCCATATTGAAACGATACAAAAGACGGAATAAACCACTTCTTACCACCATCAAATTCATAAACTCTTTTTTCATCTTTATTGAATAAATTCAAAGCTTCGGTTTTATCTAGAATTTCTCCGATCCGAAGGCAGGCGACTTCCATATCTACTTCCCAGATTCCGGCGTTCGAGCAGTCGTCGAGGATGTAAAACCAAAAAAGCTTGTATTTTGAAGGTAGCGACCTTATGAAGTGTTTCTTAAATTTCTCGGAATCAGTGAATCGCTTGGCCATTTAAGCCTTTTTAACTTTCAATAAGCGCTTTTGAAACCCGTTGAACAAAAAAAGAAAGCTCGGGCTTTTTGCAGCCCGAGCGTCTTTAAGAAATTCCATTTTTCCGCTTTTATCTCTCGTCGTCCTTTAAAAATTAAATACTGTACGCTTGTTTCTCAGACCAAAATGCTGACGTATCTATTCCAAAAAATTCTTGAACGAATTTATCAACGGCATCGACGTATTCCCCAAATTCAGATTTGGTCAATGTCGTCGTCGTGGCTTCTTCGATCGCTTTAAACTTCCCTTTATCGAACGTCTTTTCGGAAAGAAAATACGCTTTCAAGTCCAGATGAAGCGCCTCGGCCGAGAAATGGCCTTGTTCCTTTAAGCCGCCGTCCTTAATGAGCCATTCCAGAAAGAGCCAATAAAGATTGTTCTGACTGCGGGTCCTTACCGATCCCCATTTGGCGGTAAATGTTTCACCGACCTTCGGACACTTCTCGTTAAACTGAACCTTTGCGAGAAGCTTTCCGTCTTCGTACTTCGTTCCGAGAATTTTGGCTTGGACCCTTGGCATTAAAATTCAGTGTCCCCTTGAGCGGCGGCCGACTTCTTTTCGTTCTTCGGTTCAAAAACGCTAATAAGGACGCCCGGCATGTGAAAAAGCTTCACATACTGCTTCCCGTTCTTGGCTTCAATCAGGACACCGACCTTATTCCAAGAGATTTGCTCGGCACCGTCCTTATCGTATGACTCGCGAACGCAAAGGTCTTTCATCATGCGCTTATCCTTTCGGTGAGAACTTCAAGCTCGCTGCAGCATTGCTCCAAAGCATCTTTAAGCTTTGCGATAAAGGCCTCGTCACGTTCGACGCGGACAATGAGCGGTTTGATGCCCGGATAGTAGGACATAAACGACCACCACTTGCGGCCGGTGACGTACAGGTTCCCCTGCACTTGCTGGATGTATTCGGTAGGAAGCTTGCCGCCGATCACGTATTCAATATGAGTCGGAAGCGATGGGCATTTGATTTCAAGCCCCCCGTCCTCTCCAACAAGCCCATCGGGAGAGCAGCAGACAAGCTTTCTTTCGTCGGGATAGCAAAGACCGACCTCCTGAACTGGCATGTCGGTCAATAGCTCGTAAAGCGTCCGCGCTTCGGATTCAAGCTCCCGGCCGCGCCGCATCGATTCGTTTTCATAGGCGCATTCCCTGGCGCCCACAATACGCTCGCCGACAAGCTGATAAAGATACTTCTGGCGCTGCTTCGATGGTTCGCCCGTTGTCGTGACAACCTTGTCGAAGTTAGACGCCGAGAGCATCCCGCAGCGAGCCGCGGACCATTCATCCGTACCTTGGATGACGTCGAGTGTAATCATTTCTTTTTCTTATTCTCGAGCGCAGCCATCGCCTGCTGAAACTTGGCTTTTGGCATCTTCTCAAGCGACTCGACCTTGAGGAACGCCAGGAACTTCGTGACGTCCACTTCCTTGTCTGCGATCATGTCGAGGATTTGGTTCAGCTGCTTGTGGTCGATGAATTCGGTGACGGCCGCATTTCCGTCGTCGTCTTCGTCGACCGTGGCCAAGCCTGTCATCGCCAAGAGGCCATACCGCTCGAGATAGGTAATCGTCGAGCCAATGGCTTGGATTGAGTTTTTCGACCCCGAGGTATCGGCCGGCGCCGAAAGCGTCGTTTCCTCGAAGTGGCCGTCAATATGGGCGATCCTCGTCGTGACCGAAATCGAGCCGTTTTGCGACACTCTCCAAGATGCGGAAAGGCCATACTTAGAAAGCTCGGTGCTTATCTTCTCAGTCACTTGGTAGAGGGACGCGTGTTTATACGCCGCCTTCCCTTGACCGAAAGAAACGGTCTTGTCCTTGCCAATAACCGGAGGATTAGCTTTGAAAGAGGCCATCGCCTGGTGATAAGCCTTTCGCGCTTGATTGGCTTCCCACCGCTCTTGAAGGGCGAGAACCTTTTCAAGCTTCTCGAGGTCGGCATTCTTGTTTACTGCCAACTGGATCATTTCGGCGGGGGAACTGCCGTTTGTGGTTTCCAGGTGATTTTCTTGTAGTTTCGTTGTCATTTGCTGCCCCCTAACTGTGATTTCCCGTGGCGAATAAGGCCCATATCAATCGCATCGAGAATATTGTTTCCTTTTGTGATTTCGTTCAGGTCTATCTCCCGGCAAAACATATCCAGCTTGATCGCTTCAAGATGCGAAACGAGTTCAGGATCGCTGTCTTTCCACGGTTCCCTGACGAGCCTTGTGAAAAATTCCTTCTCGTCGGATGAAAAATCTCCCCAAGAACGCATGGTTAAATCCCTCCTTCGTCGAAGCAAGGCTCGTTCTTCTTGAGCCAAGCAGCGATTTCTTTATCCACCAATTTCTGGATATGCTCGGGTTGTGATTTGATCGGTTCGCCATCTACGAAGATATCCGTGGCCTCGTCGTCTTCGATGAAAACGGTCCTGACTCCGCGGCGGCCGTCGGCATCAGCGCCATAGGAGCCGTCGACCGCCCAGGTTGTCACTCGCTCAAAGTCGACCATGAGGACGGCCTCGTCGTTATAAACTTCGATTTCGACGAAATCGTAGCTTTTCATTAGAGAGCCTCGACTTTCACGCGGACGACGCCTTTTTTCAGGTCCGCGATTTGGGCAAATGCCCCTTTGGAAAGGTCGATGATCCGGCCTTTGTCGTGAAGCTTCTTGGCGGGACCGAAATCGTTGTGACGGACGACCACGGATTTCCCGTTATCGAGGTTGGTCACGCGGTACATTTTCCCGAAGTCACGCCGGCGCATGGCGCAGGTGAACGCGTTTTCGTGGAAACGCTCCTGGTTGGCGGTCCATACGCCGGACGTTCCTTCACGGCGGCAAGATTCGGCGTTGTACCATGAGGCTGTAGCTCCGAAGGCGGGAGTGGATAGAAGCAGAGCCATGATACCTAGAATGGCCGCAAGTCTTCGGTTCGGCCGATCTTTCGGCGTCCGAAGACCATTATTAAGAGAGATAATAGTCAGAGAAGCCCGTTCGATTTTTTCGAGCTTTTCCTTTACCTCTTGCGGCACCGGATACTCCATCGCGTGATCTGCCGCGGCTTCAACTTCCATCGCTAACTCCTCAATCATTCCTTGCCTCGTAAACTTCCCGCTCATTTGCTCATCCTCCTGTTGCGGGGCAATAAAAAAGCCCCGAATGCCGAAAGGCAAACGGGGCAAAATTAAAGCCCTGAGACCTTTCGGCCTCAGAGCCTCTTATCTTTTCTGTCTTTTTGGAGTCCTAAGTGGTGAGCCGCGTTAGGCTCTAACTCAGGACACTAAAGAGACAGGAAAAAGAAGGGGCGCTGAGGAGGTAAAAAAAGAACCCATGCGGACCCGATCCGGGGCTTGCGACGGCCTGAGAAGGGGTTGACCCGCATGGGCGAAAAGATAGCTTCCCCTTCTCTTTGGATTTTTACTGTCGCAATTTCGGATCGCGTTTAACATAGGTGTCTATTTTTACCTTGGTTTACTTACTCGTGTCAACTGCTTTCTTTTTGGGAGTGTCCCAATAGGCCGATTTGCACTTGGCGCAAAGTCTTATCTCCCGCTTTCGAGGGACCCATCTATGACCGCACCGCTTACAAGTCAAATTAGCCACTTCGATCTTCATACTTAGAAGTATACTGATAAGTAATTAATTGTCAAGAACTATTTTTAATTTTTATTTGCCTGGTATCTCGAAGGATATTGCGCCGCAAAGATATTGGGTTTGTTAGAAAACGTCTTTTCCTGAATCTGCTTCAAGTGCTTCCCGGTCAAATGAACGTAATGGTTAGTCATCTCCGGCCGGTTATGCCGTAGGTACTGCATGACGACGATCTGCTCGTTTTGCATGATGAGCATTGTCCCAAGCGTATGCCGAAGCATGTGCGGGTGGACCCGGAAATTCATTGCCGCTGATATATCGTGGAAGATTTTATTCAGCATATTTGGATTGAGCCTCCCCCCTTCAAGATTACAAACAAGGTATTCGCTTTCGACTTTCCGAAGGCTCAGATAAAAGGCGATCCAAGTTATCGTTGTCGGGGTGATAGGGAGGGATGCCCATTTGTCGCATTTACCTTTTACTCGGACAAGGCGCGTCTCAAAGTTAATATCCGAGAGCTTCACGTCGCAAACTTCAAAACGCCTTAAGCCTGTATCGAGCATAAAGCGAATGAGCATATGCTCCTCGACGCGCAGGACGGGGGAACTTAAAACCAATGATAAGCGGTCATCGTCAAGGAATCCAACCGGAGGCTTTGGCGGCTTTGGGAATGTGTTTCTCGGGTAAGGGTTTCGTTCTATCAGAAACTCTCTATGCGCCCAAGAGAAGAAATTCGCAGCCTCGATCCCCATGCGGAAACGGAACTGCCGGCCATCGTCGACGTGGCCGCCGTTATATTTCATCTTTCTTTTTGTGGCTGCCTGGATAATGGCCTGCTCTATTTGGGAACCGCGTGTCACTTCTAGGATCGGGAATCCTAGCTCCGCTTGAATGCGAGTTAGATGTAGCGCGTATCGCTTGATCGTGGTTGGCTGAAGGACTCGGAGCGTCTTGCTATATTCCAAATAACCTTCGATTGGGTTTTCAATTACTGTAAGCATGGCGTTCCCCTTGTACCACATTTTGCTGCTTTGCGGCGCCAAGAAGGAAATTACTCGGGAAAGCGAGGCAATCGGTGGAATTAAAAACTTTTAATAATTATTATTGCAAATTACCCAGATTAACTGAATTTAAGCAAAAAGCCGGGTGATTTTATTTATGGGGAGGGGTCTTGTCAAGGGGCAAATTTACCTTAAAACTGTCCAGATTCCACCTTGTAGCTTTTAAACTTTCCATCTGGCCGACGTTCCAAGGTTTCTCGATAGCTCACCTTATTTGATTTTAAGATGGCCTCAATATCTTCGTAGGTCCGGGCAATAGTCCTCGGGTCAGTGACGGCACCGATCGTCACCTTAAAGCCGATATAAGGCGTTCCTAGTGGCGTAGTGAGATTTCCCCGCTCAATCTTGACGTTTGCAAGGAGCCTCAAGATTGACAGGGCGCGTCTTACTTTTTTTCGTTCAAGGCTCCGATGATCTTTTCAAGCTTTCCGCCAAAGCCGAAGATTGTCATGACACTCGCTATGGCAATGCCCCAAACCTGAAGATCGGAGATTTGGAAACCGTCTTGCAGCGTTCCGACAGCCGTACCTAGACCAGTCAAAGC